TCACAATCATTCCAGAACAACTGATAAGGATTGCCTAGATACTGAATGTTTCCTTTCTTAGACTTGTGATGGAAGTGACCTGAGAATACTTTGTCAAACTTAGAGAAGAGTGATGGGTCCATACCATGATCCATCTTCATGCCAGGAGTAACTTCAAACCCATTCAGTTCTAGATGTCCCATAGCAACCTTAGCAGGTGTCTCGTCAATAAACTCCATGGTCTGATTTAGATTACCTGCGTTAATCCAGGGGATAAGAGCAATGGGTGTGTCTTCTACAATTACTGTGGTAGGTTCATTATATACAATAATGTTATTATAGTCACATAGAAGCAAATCTGGAGAGTTAACTTCATTTGTGTTTTTGTAATAGGTATCATGGTTTCCCAATATCATATGTAGGGTGATACCCATATCCTGTAGCACATCGAAATATTTTTTCTTGACGCGCTGTAGTACATTGAAGTCTACTGATTTACGATTATCAAATGTATCACCTAGGTCAATCACGGTGGTGATGTTGTTCTTTTCTAAATATGGAAAGAATACATTTTTATAAAACTTTTCAAAATAATTCCAAAATACACCAGAACCTTTACGTCCATCTAGGTGTTGATCAGTGATGAGAGCGATAGTCATGTTTAATCAGATTAAAGAAAATTTAGATATAATTTATCAATCTATGAAACAGATTGATTTAAGTGAAGAAGTAATACCAAATGTTAACGTAGAAGATTTTGCTCCTTTGTGTGTAGAGTTGTACAAACCAAGAAGTTATTATACTCCCAATTTTAAAATGGTACACATAAAAAATTATCTGACGGGTGAGATTAAAAAAAATTTAATATTGAATAATGATGTTATAAAGTTATTTGAAAATAAAGATATCTATAATGTATATTATTTTAGAGTATGGGGTGATGTACAACCTCATAAAGATCCTACTGGGTATGAATTAAACTATCCATCAACATCTTACGGTTCTATCCTAATTCCAATTGATGTTCCAAAAAATTTAGATACATTTTATAATGGAATTAATGTTTCTATAGAGGAAGGAGATTTGTTAAATTGGGATGTTGTAAATTGTATTCACTCATGGAAATTTAAATATACAAAAAATTATTTTAATATACTACATATAAATTTTAACGATTTTCCATTCTAACTTCAATGTTTTCTTTGATAGAAGTCATGTCTGAATAACTATGATTCATACCAGACATATCACCATCAAATTTATCTGTGTGCATTAAATGTTCATGACCACTCTTTTCTACAATTTTAGTTTTAATATCTAACTGACGTTTTTCTTTTGAAATGCGTCTCAAAAAAGCATACCAGATAATTTGAGTAAAATAAGCAAAAGGATTTTTTGATTTATCTGGATTAAAATTAGCAATGTATTGCACACAGTTTTCAATACCATCAGAAATCATTTCTTCTCTGAACATATAGTTCACGAAGTTAGGTTTGTATGAAAGGTGTGTAGCAATCTTCAAAAAACATTCGCCAATATAATTTGGGATACGAGGTTTTGGTTTACCTTGCTCCTCTGCCTCTTGAACTTTATTTTTGTATACGATTAGAGCTTCAAGGAACTCTTTATTGTTGACGTAATACTCTTTGCTTTTTGCTTTTGCCATGTGCCATTGCTGGTATGCTTGTTGTCTCTATACTATAACAGAGTGTAGAGCATCTGTCAAGGGGCTTGACAAACCTCAGAAACTACACTAGAATAAGTATGTCCGAGAGATAAAGAACTATAAGCTTTAAAGCTAGGACTTCTTATAGAGTTCTTCTAGGAGTTGTTTCATTGCTTCTACAGAACCTAGATACCCTTTTTCGCTCAGGTCAGGTAGAAATTGGCGGGCACCACTGTCGCCATAAGTTCCCATATCAATTTTTGTATTGTCAGGTATATTGGTAGGTGCAGATTTATTTTCTACAGTGTTAATGTAAAAGTTTTTTATATTCTCATCCAGTTCAGACATAGTTAATACATCTTCTAGACTGATAAAAAAGAAATCATCATAAGAAGCATATATCCAATCTCTTAATACAAATCCTTCTATGTTCTGGCGACCTTTCTTTTGCTGCATAGGTTCAACAACCATAGGGTCTTGAAGAGTTAGTAGTCCTTCTTCAGTAGCATAAGAAACTTGAGATACTAACTCTTCCCCTGTCTTCAGTTTTATAACTGCGTAAAATGGTTCTTCCATTATGTCAATTTAATCTTAATGATTTCATAGTTAAAGTTCTCCTCTTGATAGATCTTTAAACGTTCGTAGAGATGACGAAGTGTATAATTTTCTCTGCCTTTAGTAGAGATATTATCAGATATATCATATAGTGTTGCTATCGCTTTGCCGTCGCCTTTTCTAAGGACTCGACCAATTGATTGTAAATTTCTAACCCTGGACTTGGAAGGACTGGCGAAGATGATGTTATGTAGTCTCTTGATGTTAATGCCAGTAGAGAATGTTCCATAAGAAGCAACGATAACGGCATTGTCTTCTTTCTCTGCAATTTCCCTAACCTCTTCTCTGTCTTCAGTATCAGTAGCACCAGATACAAAGAATACTTTGCGCTCAGGGTCTACACTATTATTTATCATTTCGTATAATGGTTCCCCATGCTTCTCCACATAGTTGAATAACACAAGGGTATTACCATCTAGATTGTTAACTAAATTTTTAATAAGATTGTTCCTCTTTTGATGAGAAACAATGTACTCCATCTCTTCATGATAGTCATTGAAGTATTGATACTCATGACGGAGAACTAGACATTTAATTCTGAGGTTAGATAGATATCCTTTTTGAATTAGATCATCAGTGCGAGTTACTTTCTCACAGTGTCCGAACAATCCTTCTAGAACCCACTTGTGTGTCTTACTACCATCTAGTGTTCCAGTAAATCCAAAACGATACTTAGCATTGTGTAGTTTAGTCATCAGACCAGTGAGGGACTTTGCCTTAAACAGGTGTGCCTCATCACCAATTACACAATCAAAGTCATCAAAGTATAGTTTTGGAAACTTGTAGAGTGATTGCCAAGTAGAAATAATAATATCTTTTTTTGTGTTTTTATCCTTACCAGAATAAATCTGATGCATATGGTCGTCAGCATTCCAACCATAATCTTTGAAGTCCTTCACCATCTGCTCTACAAGAGATGTGGTAGGCACAATAATTAGAATCTTAGAACCACTTTCATAATACCAACGCACAAGAGAATAAATCATCAGAGACTTACCGGAACCTGTTGGAGATACAAACAGACCGCGATTGTTCTTGATAGCTTTATACACTGTGTCATACTGATAGTCTCTAGGTTTGACCTTAGAGATATCTTTCATAAATCCTTTGATACCGCGAGCAGTAGCATCGTTCGTCTCTACTACATCGCCGTAATATTTGTTGTTAACATACTCAATATCATATGACCTCTTCTCAGCAAAGTCTTGTATCTGAGATAAGAGACCACAATATATCTCACCTGTACCGGGGGAGTACAGGCGGATAGTTCCATCCCAGTGTCGATACCTAGGATTGCGTCTTAGAAACTTTGCCTCAGGAAGTTCAAATGTAAAGTAGTCTGATAGTTCCTGATGGACGTGTGGTTCACCTATTACTTTGAAGTAAACCTCGTTCTTTTTCTGAATGGTGATGACAGACATTATAACCCATTAGTAAATTTCTCCCATTCAATTGCGTTCTTTACCAGGTAATTTCGCTGGGTGATCATCTTCATTACATTATCAAGATAATTAAGCATCACATCGATTAACTTAATTTTGCTTTCTATGTCCAGAATATCTTTATCTGAATCTAGATATACCCTCATCTTTTCAGAAGTCTTAATGCTGGCACCAAATGGTTTCTCAGCATATACTTTTGCGTCTGCCTCCCCTCCGTAATACTCTCGCTTCTCTCTGATGAGTTTTCTAAATTCAAATTCCAGCGACACCTTCATTAATGAAAGATCGCTATGATGGTTTAAGTATTTATTGTGTTGAAAAGGAGTGTCTAACGAGATAACACTTAGGTTCTCAGAGTATACTCCGTCTTTAATATCAAAATCAATTTGACTATCCTTCCTCCATTCTTCTTTAATGTGATCAAATAATTTAGCAAGTTTTTCAATTCGGGTCATATACGTTAAAGCTATTATCACGGAAACTCATTTGGGCATACTTGAACGATGCCTGTGCTGTAACAACACTCTCTTCTCCTATTGTAGCATCAAATTGAATTTGAGACAAGGAGAACGGGAACATGTATCTAAAATCTGCTACAAGGTTTGCATTAAAATTTGACGTAAGGATTGTAAGTTGTGCGCTTGAAAGATACAGTGGCGCTGTATTTTCAGACTGTCCGTTGTTTCGTATCCAATTAAATATCTCAGCATAGTTATGCATATCTTCATCAATAATAAAGGTAGCTTGTAAGTCCCCATAACTTACACCACCCCCACCTATAATAGGAAAAGATCTAAATCTAGTTGGAACATCAGTAAATGGAACTGAAATGTCAGGAAAATTAACTGCTTGGCAAAAGAACTCTGTGTCTGGAAAAATTTCAAAGTTCATTTTAAATCCCTGTGGGGATAAAAAATTCCTGTTTCTTGGTTGTTCTTTATACCAATCAGACATTTGTTGTACCTATAAATTTAAATGCTATCGTAAATCTGTACGCTGGACCTATACCCGTTGCTGGAGTTGCCATATGTGGAATTCTGGAATCAAATATTGCAACACGACCTGGTTTAAATTCTATCGCTTTTACGATATCCTCTCCAGAAGAATTGTATAATAATGTTGAACCTCCCCAGTTAGATTTCCACTCTATATTTGCATAATATAAAAATGTTTTAGGTACATGATTTTGTTTTCTACCCATGTAATCCATGTGGATATTATAGATATCGCTTTTTATACCTAAATTTACATATGCTGATTGTATATTGGAAGACATATCTAGAAAAGGTGAAAATATATTTCTCCTCCTTTCGTCAAGTAATCCAGATAAAACTATATCATCATCCGTTAGTTCAGAAACTAATCTATCTTGTGGATTATTTTGTACATCTTGCCGACTTTGATTTCCCAAATAGTATGAACGTTTCATACACATCATGTAAATCAAATTAATTTCGTTATAGTTAAAACAGTCGTCTAATATAATTATATTACTGCTTCCAAATACATCATCTTCATAATTTAGTTTCTGGATTTTGGGAGATATAGTCATGCCAATAAAAATTTTCATCTTCATACAGAGGACATGGTTCCTCAAAGAGGATGTCCATTTTGTATTTAGTTACCCTGCCCAGCAGTTCTATAAATTCTTTATCTTGAATACTCATCTATTTTGTCGAGAATTCTGTTTAATTCGTAGTGTGCTCCGTCATGCCACTCACCACCTTTATTAATATGTGTTCCATTATAAAGTTCATTCTTACATTTCAAAACAAAGTTTTTAATCTCGTCTCTAGTCATAGTATTTCTAGGCACAAGCACTTAAGCAATTACAACTATGTATAAAAAAAGGACCCCCTTGCGGGAGTCCTGTGTCGGTTTATGAACAAGATATCACATGAGGTTCTTGATAGTAACTCTTCTGTAATACTGGTTACGGTTTGCAGTGAGATCTCCTTGGTCAGGATCACCATTTGCCTTAGTAACGAATGGGTTCGCAACCATGCCGTAGCGGGTCTTGAACGCAATCTTGGGCTGGAAGGTGTTAGGATCGATGCTGCGTAGTTGCTGGAGGGGAACATATGGGCAGTAGAATAGACCTGCGTCATATGCATTAGAACCCTTATAACCCATTACATAGTAGTGGGTGTCAGCGATGTTAGCAGAATATGGGTCAATGTAGACAGCAATGCGTCCGTTCATTGTACCAACTCTGAGGTTACCGGTATCGTCAACTTCGCCAATACCAGGACCACCTGCACCGTTTAGACCTGAGGAATAGTCAAGAACACCTGCCATTGCCATTGCGGAAGCAACGTCAGCAGAAGTGATCATGAAGTTACCCTTGCCTCTACGGGTCTCTTGTGCGATAGCGTTAGCGTCACGCTCCATCTGGAACATTAGACCCTTCCACTTCTCAACAGACCAACGTCCGTTGGAGTCAACGTCTAGGTCGAATAGACCAGCGGCAGCAACGTTGTTCTGTGCGCCAGGCTTAGCGATGGTATAAACTGTACGAACAACTTCACGGTTGATTTCAGCAAGAATCTCGCTGGAAAGAAGGTTCGAAAGTTCTCCCTCTGCATCAAGACCATGAATTGCTCTGAGGTCTTGTGCTAGTTCTAGAGTGTACTCTGCTTTGAGTGCTCTGGTTCTTGCGAACACAGAAGTCTTCTCAATGCTGAATGACATCTCGTTGAATAGAGTTCCTGCTGCTCCTAGAGTCTCAGCAACGTCTCTTTCAATTCCACGAACTCCAGATGCTCCACCCTCGTAAGAACCACCGTCGTTGAGTAGACCAGGGTTTGCTTCTAGGTTGCCAGCTTGTTGTGACTGAACAGTTCCTAGTGGTGATAGGTTATCGCCACCGGCACCTGTGTAATCAATGTTGTAGTCTGCAATTCCATTAGTCTCTGAAGAAGGAGATGTAGCAGAGAAGTTAGGATCAGGTTCGTTGAAGAGTGCTTCAGGACCACCGCGTAGGGTAGAACCTTGCTCCTGATACTGTGACTTCATTGCGAAGATTAGTCCAGTAGGACCGTTCATGGGCTGAACGCCACAGATGTCATATGCCATTAGGTTAGGCATTGAACGTCTGATTAGTC